TAAGGATGGTAATCCTCGTAATAATGCTAAGTCTAACTTACGTGTACAGTCTGCAAGCACTAACAGAAGCTACCCTCGTAACAAGAAGGCTGGCAAGGCCTAAGCACAATACATAGTTTTAATCTAATTAGCTGGAAAATAGGTAATGGCAATAGAATATAGGGGTGAGACATTTGAAGGCTACAACAAGCCTAAGCGTACCCCTAAACATCCTTCTAAGTCCCATGCAGTACTTGCCAAGGAAGGTGACACCATTAAGCTCATCCGCTTTGGTGAGCAGGGAGCCTCAACAGCAGGCAAACCCAAGGAGGGTGAATCTGACCGCATGAAGGCTAAGCGTAAGAGCTTTAAGGCTAGACACGGTAAGAACATTGCTAAGGGTAAGATGAGCGCAGCATACTGGGCAGATAAGGTTAAGTGGTAACATGTCTTTGTACGAAAACATTCATAAGAAGAAAGCCCGTATTAAAGCGGGTAGCAAGGAAACAATGCGTACTCCTGGAAGTAGGGGTGCTCCTACTGCAGCTAACTTTAAAGCAGCAGCTAAAACAGCAAAGGTTAAAAAGAAATGAAAAGTGGATACCATAAAATGCCAAATGGTAAGATGATGAAAGATGAGGAAATGAAACCTAGTTCTGGATACAGCCATGGTGGAATGACTAAGAAAAAGCCTAAGAAACCTACACGGGGTATGAGGGCAGGTTACGCTCATGGTGGATTAGCTTGTGGTGCAGATATGAAGCCAGCAAACCCTATCAGTACAAAGCGTTCTTAACATGAAGTATTATCAAAAGTACCAGACTGCACTAGAGGCTGCAGGGTATCGTGTAGATGAGCATGGCTATGTATGGGATTCTAGAGGTAATCAATCAGCTGGTGAAGACAACTACGGCAATGTACAGAGTAAAGACCCTAACGTTACAGATATCTGTATTGCAGAAGATGCTAAGCCTAAGAAGAAGCCTAAACCGCCTAGCAAGAAGGGCAAGATTACAAGTGGTGACACATGGGTTAAATGGGTTGATGAGTAGCGGGTAGCGGGTATGCAAACTTGTATATGTAATATACGGATATTATAGGTATAACTATGTGAGTCTAGCAAAGACTTAACACACATGGAGTTACCAAAAATGGAACTAGTATATACAGCCCCTACCAAAGCATTCGTACTTATCAAAATAGCCCTTAAATCACTACATAAGTTTTTCTTAGCTTTAGGTGCTTCTATTGCTAAGTCACAACAACTTAGAGCCGACTATTGGATACTGCAACATATGAGCGACAGAGACTTAAAGGACGTTGGTATTACTCGTGGCGAGATTAAAGCACGATTTGACAGTAAGTAAGAAAATCCTTGCAATTATACTATTGGGGAGTATAACTACTAGTTGTAGTACTTCCTCACTAGTCCTTCCTATGTCCTGCCCTAAAGATAATAAGAAATGTCAGCGGAACTTAGATGCACAAACTCTATCATACATTGGCCAAGATAAAGCAGCCGTACAGCTTATGTGTAGCGACCCTGATCTTCGTAATGTTATTGGCGAGGATTGCAGTAGGGAATGATGTTACAGGTGATTTTAGTAATAACTATCAAGATTCAATAGTAGATAGTAATAACGAAGAGAGTGCTACTACTAACAACTACAATGCCACAGGCGCTGGTAGTGCTGCCCCTGTAATGAGTGCAATAGCACCTACTATTATGGGTGCAGGTGGTAACGACAGTTGCTTAATGCCTCTTACTACAGGTATTCAGGTTACAATGTTTGGTTTTAGTACAGGTGGAGCTATACAGGATGAGGCTTGTAACAGACGTAAGAACGCTAGGCTATTAGGAGCACCACAGCAAGTGGGTGGACTAGGCCTTCAAGTTTCAGCTATTAGTATTCTCTGCCAAGACCCCGTTGTCTTTCGTAGTATGATGTTAGCAAATACACCCTGTCCCATTAATGACATTAAGACAGGTAAGTTGCTCATGGGGAGAGCAGCAATACAGAAGTACAGGGATAATCCATCTGTTTACATAGTTGGTTATATTCTTGACATAAAGTTTTGGAATATCCTTTTAAGGGTGGGAGAGGAAGACACAGATGAAGGTATTATTGAAGACAATGCTCCTAGGCTCAGCCTTAGTGACCGTTTCCGCAGTAGCAAACGCTAACCAAGACCATACTCTAACGGGGCAGCAGAAGATTGATCAGCTTATTGCCTCTATTGGTGATATACAATCTCGTATTATAGATAGTGGTGTTCGTACTGTAGGTGCCGTAGGTTATGCCGCTATTGGTGGTGTTGTTACTGATGGCGCGATGAATGAAGGTCTTATTACAGCAGATGAATTAGGTGCTTACCTAAATGCTAGGGCAATGGTTCTTACTCATGACTACGCTATTGCTACCACAGCAGAGCAGTTATTCATGCAGGAACATGCAGCTAATATGAATGGTCTTAATATAGCAGTAGACAATCTTACTGTAGCAACATCTGTAATAATGTCAGCAGTAGAAGTTGCCAATATTGCAGTTGACGCAGACACTAAGCCTGAGCAAGTAGCACTACAGGGTCTGGTAGCTACTGATGAGTACAGTATTGATGCTGTAGAGGTTAATACTTACAATGAAGCTGTTACAGCAGTAGAACAGTTTGCACAGCAGGCTGGTGCTTTTATGTCTGCAGCTAATAATAATGATCTGACAGCAAGTATTGACTCTTATGCTACTCAAGGTAACTTCTTGGTTGGTAGCTACACAGCTATTACGTACACACAAAGCGTTGATGAGTTTGTAATTACATGGGCTGACTCTGGGTTTAACTCTGGTTGGCAGGGTTACTTAAGCCCTGATATGAAGAACGCAGGTGAGCTATATGCAGCAGGTGAATACATTAATGAATATGGCGGTTATCCGACACAATGATGGACTTTTCATTTAACATTGCAGGGTATAACATTAAGGGTTGGATGGTGGCTGTAGCCCTTCCAATTCTTTCTTCCATTGCAGGGGGTGTTTACTGGTCTTATGATACACTGCAGCGTTTCTATGGTGTAGAAAAAGGTATTCAACTAGTCGCAGTTAAGTCTAAAGCATTTGACGCCAAAGCAGATGAATTAACTACACTTATTACTTCTGTTGAGACTAAAGCCCAGAGAGAGATTGCTACTGTAAATGCTGAACTTAATATAGATTTACAGGAAATAAACAATACTCTTAATTCTAAGATGCTAAGTCTTAATGCACTAGCTGTTACTGAGTTACAGTCCCTTGAAGCAAGTCTTACATCTCTTATACAGAACCTAGAAGCTAGTACAAATACTAATAATAAAGGTTTAGATGCACGTCTTACTTCTCGTATTCAAACTCTTGAGCAAGCCATACTAGATAATGATGTACGTGGTTTAAACGAGAAGCTTGCAAAGCTATCTACAAACATGACTCAGATTCTTGAACAGCAGAAAGTTCTTTTAGACTTGCGTAGTCAGGTAGATAAAGCTACAACTATTACAGATGGACTAGGCAATACACTTGATACTCTAGAAACAGAGGTCAATGACATATGGAAAGCATATGATGAACTAGTCGATAATCCACTATAAGGAATACACTATGGCACGTAGCCTCACAGAAAACCAACAGAAGTTCCTAGAAGTATTGTTTGATGATGCAGGCGGTGATGTTGTATTAGCAAAGCGTCTTGCAGGGTATAGTGAGAAAACGCCTACACGTTTAATTGTTGAAGCCCTTAAAGATGAGATTGCAGATGCCACACGCTCCTACTTCTCTCGCTCTGCACCAAAGGCCGTTATGGCTCTTGTTGGTGCTCTAGCTGACCCTACTGAGTTAGGTATAAAAGAGAAGATGGCTGCAGCTAAGGACTTGCTTGATCGTGCTGGACTTGGTAAAGTAGAAAAAATGGACGTTACTTCTAATGGAGGTGGTATCTTTTATCTGCCACCAAAAGAAGGTAACAACGAGTAACATTGCCTAGATATGATTTTGATAGAGACTTAGGGTTTTGGGAGTTACCAAAGCCTTTTAAGGGCAAACAGAAAGAGTGGCACGTAATAGCACGTGTTACTTTGAGGCAGGTACCTTTTGGTTACAGAATACACCCAGAGGATGACAATCTTTTAGAGCCTATTTCTGAAGAACTAGAAGCATTAGAGCTTGCAAAGCGACATTTAAAGCAGTACTCTTACCGAGAAGTAGCACAATGGCTAAGTAAGACTACAGGACGTTACATCTCACACATGGGATTGCATAAGAGAGTTAAAGTTGAGCAAAGACGTAAGACATCAGCTGCAATTAAACGCAAGCTTGCCAGAAGGCTCCAAGAAACGCTCACGCAAATCGAAAAGCTTGAAGAAGGCCGTGTCGGAAGCTACAGTATCCGCGAAGATTGAAGAGAAGCATTCCGTTCCTGCTACACCCAAGGCAGACGCTTTTGACGTTGAGTTTGCACAAGAGGTTGTTTTTAAGCCAAACCCTGGCCCACAGACAGATTTTCTAGGTGCATCAGAGCGAGAGGTTCTATATGGAGGTTCAGCAGGTGGTGGTAAATCATATGCTATGCTTGCAGACCCTTTACATGGTTTAAATCATCCTAACTTTTCAGGATTACTTGTACGACATACTACAGAAGAACTAAGGGAACTTATCCAGAAATCTCAGGAGCTATACCCTCGTGCCGTACCGGGAATCAAGTGGTCAGAGCGTAAATCACAATGGACTTCTCCTCAGGGCGGTAGGCTCTGGATGTCTTACTTGGATAAAGATACAGATGTTACCCGTTACCAAGGGCAGGCATTTAATTGGATCGGTTTTGACGAACTTACACAATGGGCTAGCCCTTACGCTTGGGACTATATGAGAAGTCGCTTAAGATCGGCACATTCTAATGAAATTGGCCTCTACATGAGAGCCACTACAAACCCCGGAGGAAACGGTCATAGCTGGGTTAAAAAAATGTTTATTGATCCGGGCGCGTCAAGTAAAGCGTTCTGGGCAACACATGTTGAATCGGGTGAAACAATTAGGTTCCCCAAAGGACATAGTAAAGAAGGTCAGCCTCTATTTAAAAGACGCTTTATTCCTGCCTCTTTATTCGATAATCCGTACTTGGCTGAGTCGGGAGACTATGAAGCGATGCTTCTTTCTCTTCCTGAGCATCAGCGTAAGCAGTTACTGGAAGGTAATTGGGATGTTAATGAGGGTGCCGCTTTTCCAGAGTTTGATCGAAAGATACACGTTATTGAACAATTCGACATCCCTGAGTCTTGGACAAGGTTTCGGGCTTGTGATTATGGGTATGGTTCTTACACTGGTGTTGTTTGGTTTGCTGTAAGCCCTGATGAACAACTAATCGTATATCGTGAGATGTATAACTCTAAAGTTACTGCTTCTGATCTTGCAGATTTGATACTTGAAGCTGAAGCAAGTGATGGTGGCATACGTTATGGAGTTCTTGATAGCTCTCTATGGCATAATCGTGGCGATACAGGCCCTTCACTGGCTGAGCAGATGATCCACAAGGGGTGCCGCTGGCGTCCATCAGACAGGTCACGTGGCTCTCGTATTGCAGGAAAGAACGAAATACATAGGCGATTACAGGTTGATGATTTTACAGAAAAGCCACGTATTGTGTTTATGAACAACTGCACTAACATTATTGCACAACTACCTAGTATACCACTGGACAAGAGAAACCTAGAAGACGTTGATACCAACGCAGAGGATCACTTATATGACGCTCTACGTTATGGAATTATGACAAGACCACGAAGCAGCATATGGGATTTTAACCCAGAAAAACAACGCTCAGGTTTCCAAGCATCAGACCCCAGCTTCGGCTATTAAGGAAAAAGAACATGGCAGAGATTAACGAACTTTCGTTTGAGACAGACGATGTAACAGCAGCAGAGGATACCAAGGATAGCATCTTTAAAGAAGCTTCTAGTGTTGTTAGTTTTGTACAGTCACGGTTCTCACGCTCTGAAGACTCAAGGCGTTCAGATGAAGATCGTTGGCTTAAAGCTTACAGAAACTACCGTGGCCTCTATAGCTCTAGCGTAAAGTTTACTGATACTGAGAAGTCTCGTGTGTTTGTTAAAGTTACTAAGACTAAGACACTTGCTGCTTATGGTTCTATCACAGATGTACTATTCGGTAACAACAAGTTCCCTATGACTGTTGACCCTTCTATTCTTCCAGACGGGGTAGCAGAAGCAGTACACATTAATATTGACCCTGCTGCTGCATCTGCTGGTAAAGCCTTAGATGCTGTAACACAACAGCCTGCTCCTAGGCCTTACCTTATTGGCCCTGACACTAAGCTACTTCCCGGAGAAACACTTAGTACCCTATCTGAACGATTAGGTCCTCTTTCAGGTAAGCTAGGACCAGTTAGTGATAAGCTAATTGAGGGTGACGGTACTACACCAAGCACAGTTACTTTTCATCCTGCATTGATTGCAGCTAAGAAGATGGAAAAGAAGATACATGACCAGCTAGATGAATCAGGTGCATCTGTTCACCTACGTTCTATGGCTTTTGAGATGTCTCTACTTGGAACAGGTGTCATGAAAGGCCCCTTTGCTATAGATAAAGAATATCCTAATTGGGATGAAGAGGGTGAGTACTCCCCTATAGTTAAAACAGTACCACAGACAAATCACGTATCATGCTGGAACTTCTACCCTGATCCAGAAGCAGCTTCTATGGATGATGCAGAATACATCATTGAACGCCACAAGATGTCACGCACACAATTACGTGGACTTAAGAACCGCCCATACTTCATGAAAGATGCTTTGGCCACGGCTATAGATAAAGGCCCTGACTATGTGCAGAAGCACTGGGAAATGGCTATGGAAGATGATGAAACCACACCTGATTCAGAACGCTGGGAAGTATTAGAGTTCTGGGGTTTCGTGGACGTAGCTATACTTGAAGTTCATGGTGTTAAGATACCACGTGAATACAAAGACTTAGATGAACTTAACTGTAATATATGGGTTTGTAATGGTGAAGTGCTTCGTTTTGTACTTAACCCATTCAAGCCTACACGTATTCCATACTATGCAGTACCCTATGAGCACAATCCTTATAGCTTCTTTGGCATTGGTATAGCTGAGAATATGGATGACACACAAACTTTAATGAACGGTTTTATGCGTTTAGCGATTGATAATGCTGCACTTTCTGGCAATCTTATCATTGAGATAGACGAAACTAATCTCGTTCCCGGACAAGACCTTTCAGTATACCCCGGAAAAATCTTTAAACGCCAAGGGGGCGCTCCCGGACAGGCAATATTTGGCACCAAGTTTCCCAATGTAGCCCAAGAAAACATGCAACTCTTTGATAAAGCACGAGTACTTGCTGATGAATCTACTGGTTTCCCTAGTTTTGCTCATGGGCAAACAGGAGTTTCAGGTGTCGGAAGAACAGCTTCTGGCATTAGTATGCTCATGTCTGCTGCTAATGGTTCTATTCGAGCAGTAGTAAAGAACGTTGATGACTATCTTATACGACCAATGGGTAAAGCATTCTTTGCTTTCAACATGCAGTTTGATTTTGATGAGACTATTCGGGGTGACTTAGAAGTTCGTGCCTCTGGTACAGAAAGCCTTATGGCTAATGAAGTACGCTCACAAAGGTTGATGCAATTCCTGCAAGTAGCACAGAACCCAGTACTAGCTCCTTTTGCTAAAATGGACTACATAATTCGTGAGATTGCTAAGTCTATGGACCTTGACCCTGATAAGGTTACCAACTCTATGCAGGATGCCGCTATCCAAGCAGAAATCCTCAAAGGCTTTCAGGCCCCTCTCCCTGCCGCTACAGGCCCTGAAGGCGCTCCAATGCCCCAAGGTGGCCAAGAACCTCAAGGACAAGGCCCAGCAGGCGTACAGGACACCACAGGAAGCGGTGGCGCTCAGATGGGCATAGGTACAGCACCAACTCCGGGCGAACAAGGGTTCAGTGGCAATGTCGCTTAAGAAGCTCGTAAACGATAAAGAACTATGGGATGCATTTACTCAAGAGTTAGAAGGGTGCATCTCACAGCAACACAAAAGTATTGAGAATATATCTGACCCTGTTGAAATGTATCGCTCTCAAGGTAAAATCTCAGCATACCGTAACTTGAAGTATTTAAGGGACAAAGTGAACATGGACAATGGCTAATGTAGATGCACAAACTGATGCGGCTATGGCTGAATCACTTGTTAATAAGCCTGTTAGAGGTGACAGGGCTGGTGTTATAGCCAGTGGTAAAGTTAAGGATGAGAAATCACCAACCTTATTAGACGCCGCTACCTTTGTTGCTGAGATGACACCTATCATTGGTGACGTTATGGCAGCTAAAGATGTCTGGGACGAGATACAACGGGAAGATACTAACTGGGGCTATGTTGGTGCCTTAGGTGGTGCAGCCATCATAGGTCTTATACCTGGATTAGGTGATGCAGCAGCTGCAGCTATTAAGGCTGGAGCTAAGAAGGGCCTAGGTATTGCAAAGCGTATTGAGGTTGATCCTAACGCAATGGGTTCTGGTCTTGGTAATGTACGGTTAAAGCCTGAAATAGATGATGTAGCAGAAGCTGCTGCTCTCTTAGATAGCACTGAAGCTATTTCGACATGGCGAAAAGCTAATAAGATACCAGAGAGTAAACGCCAAGCAAATACAGAAGCCGCTAAAGCCGCTGCAGAAGATTTATATCAAGGCAATATTACTTCTAAAGAAGCTAGGCGTATTCTTAAAGAAGAACTGCCTGTTACTTCTATATACACAGCAGAGACAATGCCCTCATTTCCTACTGTTACACAGGTAGCAGGCTCCTTAGGTAAGAAGGTACAAAAGACAGGTGTCATAGGAGTAAAAGGTTTTGAAATCCCTGCAGGCACTCGTGTGGGTTCTAGGTTAGATATACCTGCATATAACGACTACGATACTTGGGTGGTATCTATTCACGATGGAAAGAATGATGTTAAAGGCTCTGTACTAGGTTATGGCCAAGCTGTTCGCCTTAAAAACATTAAGTTTGGTTCTGAGTCAGAAATTGCCTTGGATATTGCTAGAGGTAAAGCACGTTTAAAAGGCTCTAAAGCAGGAACAGATGTTCCAGAAAAATCTATGCCCAAAGCTACTATTGCTCGTGTATATGGTGACTATGTACCAGAAGACCCTTATGCCCTTCAGGAGCAGGCACGTAAGCTTTTGTCTGACCCTGAGTGGACACAGGTAGGTATGAATCCTTACAGGCAGAGTAACTTCTACGATAAGAGTACAGGAATGCCTGTGTTTGAGGCTGATGAGGTCATTCAAATAGGCCCATTAGTATTAGCTAGGGGGGTAAAGAAGCCTACTAGAGCACAATTAAGAGAGCTTGCTGTTAGAACTAAAGACGGTAAGATTAGACTATTCAACAAGGGTGGAGCAGTAATGAATGAGCAAATGGACATGGCTTTCGCAATAGGCGGTTTAGCAGAAGACGTAGACCCAGTGTCAGGCAATGCTGTACCCGTAGGGTCTATGCCAGAAGAAGTACGAGATGATATCCCTGCTCAACTGAGTGAGGGTGAGTATGTTGTACCTGCTGATGTAGTACGCTTCTTTGGTGTTAAGTTCTTTGAGGATATTCGTGCTGAAGCTAAACAAGGCTATGCTCAGATGGAATCTGATGGTCGTATTGGTGGTGAGCCTGTTGGTGGTATGGAGATGGGTGGTGATGAGTTACCCTTTGATGTATCAGAACTAGAGATGGTTGACGATAGTGAGCCAGAGCAACCTATGATGAATAAGGGTGGTTACATCTCTGGTTATTCTGATGGAGGTTATAACCCTTACGCATCCTCTACAGGTGGTTTTGAGATACGCACTTTCCTTGGTCCAGATGGTCAAAAGGTCTTTGTACAGTTTATGAATGGTGAGCCTCTTACACCTGTTCCTGCAGGGTTTACTCCTGAAGGTGCCGCTGCAGAGCAAGTAGCTGAACAGGTTGCCACATCTGCTGCTACAGGTACTACTTCGGCGGCTGGTGTTCCAGACTCTTATTATGCACCGGGTGGAGACAACGATCAAAATAACTTTAGGGATGAAATGGTTGTTGGTGAATCTATTGATTGGACCACAGCACAGCCTGATAAGTTTCTAGAAGTTTATGGTCAAATGACAGGTGTTGGTAACAAGTTTGCAGGTGCTGCTACTGTCTTTGGTGGATTAGGTCTTGGCATAGCTATGAAGGGCATTATGAAACTACAGGCTAATGCTATGCTTAGTGGTGTAACCGCTCAGATTGATGCTCTTAATGAATCTGGTGAAGATGCTACAAAGCTTGAAGAAGTACGCTTCATCATGCAAGGTAAAAACGCTGATGGCTCCGAAAAAGAAGATGATGATGGCCGTAACTTTATGGAGAATATAACATCAGGTGATACCTATAAAGGCAATAGCTTTACAGAGTCTATTGCTAACATGTTTACTCCAGGAGATGGAAAACAGTACATAAATGGTATCCTTTACGATACAAAGGGGGAAACAAATAAACGAATAGAGCCGGGTATTATGAACAGTACTTCTAATGACACAGCTGCACCTGTTGTTGAAACTAATAGCAACGGCGGTGGAAACAACGGCGATAGCAACGGCAATGACACTGTTCCCATAGTTGTACCTCCCAAAGCGACTAGGCCTGCTGTAGTACTTCCTCCTGCTTCTACATACGACAAAATGGTCGAGAATAAAAAAGCAAAAGCAAAACTAGCAGACATAACAAGTGGTAAAAACACTACTGGTAAGACTGGATTTGCTAAAGGTGGATTGATGAAGAAGAAATAACACTACCAGACTACCACTATAATTATAAGGCTACCCAGCTACGGCTGGCCCCAACACAAGGATAAAAACATGTCGGAAGCCCAACTGCAGACTAATTCTGCGTCACACCAACGTAATGCAAACCGTGTTAAAATGGATGAAGAGGAACTAAAAGCCCTACTCAAAGAAGCGGGGGTAGATACAGAGGCCCCAGATGAAGACGCTGAAGAAACCACCCAAGAGGAACCCAATAGCACGGAGCCTGTCGAACCCATTGTTCAGGCAGAGAGTAGTCCCGAACAAGAAGAAGAACCAAAAGCTGAAGCACAAGATGAAGATTTAAGTTCAGAGGAAAAGAACTTCAAGAAACGTTATGGTGATCTTAGGCGGCACTCTCAAGAGAAAGACAAAGAGTTCCAAGCAAAGGTGGATAAACTAACATCTCAACTTGATGCTGCATCAAAGAATGAGCTTGTACTACCTAAGTCTGAAGATGAAGTAGAGGCTTGGGCTAAGAAGTATCCTGATGTTGCTGGTATGGTAGAGGCTATTGCTGATAAGAAAGCTAATGAACGTTCATCTGAGCTAGATAGTCGTCTTAAAGAAGTTGAGAAGCTACGCACACAGGCTCGTAAAGAGAAGTCCGAAGCAGAGCTTATGTACCTGCACCCAGACTTTGCAGACATCCGTGAAGATGATACATTCCATAAATGGGCAGAAGAACAACCCAAAGTGGTACAAGATGCATTATACGATAATATGGATGACGTTAAGTCTGTAGCACGTGTACTAGACCTGTATAAGTCAGATAAAGGCATTAAGACAACTAAAATAACTTCCACTGCTGATAAGGATGCAGCTACCTCAATTAAAGGTAAACGCACCGTAGTGGATGCAAATGACTCTTCAACCTATCTAAGAGAATCACAGATAGCGAAGATGTCTATTAAAGAATACGAGAAGCGACAAGATGAAATCATGGACGCTCAACGTAAAGGCAAGTTTATTTACGATATGTCAAAGAATTAGTTTGACATTACTTGATTAGTAGATAAAACTATAGGCATGTACAGTGTTATTGTGGACAACATAACTCTGACATGCTTTTAACTAAGCACTCCCACACAAAAAAGAACTACCTCAGATTATAGGCCCAGCGCTCCAAGGATGGCAATTCTAAGAGCAAAGCTGACTACCCTAATAAGAAGAGCCTCTTTTCAGTGAATATGTAGTGTCTATTTCTTACAAGCCACATATCTTTGAAAGGATTTTCTCATGGCTATAGCATCCGCTTCAGGCGGCTTTAACGGTAACTTTTCTCCTGTTATCTATTCTAAGCAAGCACAAATTGCACTGCGTAAAGCAGCTGTAACTAATGCAATCACAAACAACTCTTACTTTGGTGAGATTGCTAACCAAGGCGATACAGTTCGCATTCAGAAAGAGCCAGACGTAACTGTCAATGCTCTTCAGCGTCACACTGCCATCACTGCTGAAAAGCTTGATGACACAGACTTCTCCTTGACCATCGACAAAGCAAACTACTTTGCATTCAAGATGGATGACATCGAAGAGCAGTTTTCCAACGTTGACCACGCTTCTTTGGCTGCTGATCGTGCAGCATATAAGATGGCTGACGCAATGGACGTAGACTGCTTGTCATACATGACAGGTCACACTACTGCTGGCGAGTTCATCACCACTGTTAATGGCGAAGCACAGCACCCAACAGCCGCAGCCTTAAATGGCGAATCACTTAAAGTCAACCAGCTAGACGCTATTGCGTTTGGTAACTTGACTATTGCTGGTTCCGCTACTGTTGGTGATTCTATCCCGTTGGCTCCACGCTTGCCGGGTGCAACTGCCCTGTCAGCAACAACTGTATCTCCATTGACTGTACTTGCCCGTATGGCTCGTAAGTTGGATACACAGAATGTAGATGCCCGTGGGCGTTATGTGATCCTCGACCCGGTGTTCATTGAAATGCTGAAAGACGAAGATTCACGTATGTTGAATGGTGACTTCGGTGGTGCTGGTCTGCAGAATGGTCTAGTGTTGAACAATATCCACGGCTTCCGTGTTTATTCGTCCAATTCTTTGCCAGCAAAAGGCACTGGTGCTGGTACTTCTGGTACAACTGCACAGAACGATCACTACGGTATCATATTGGCTGGTCAGGACGAAGCTGTTGCTTCTGCTGAGCAAATCAATAAGGTAGAGAACTACCGTGACCAAGGTAGCTTTGCAGACATCGTTCGTGGTATGCATCTATACGGTCGCAAGATTCTGCGCCCAGAGGCACTGATCACAGCACGTTACAACGCTGCTTAATCTAACTAAAGTCGGGGCTGGCCTAGTGCTGGCCCCTTCCCTCTTACCTTAAGGCATACAACAATGGCTACTTATATTACATTAGTAAATGATTTGCTTCGTAGGCTTAACGAGGTTACTATTAACGCCACAGACTTTGATTCAGTAAGAAATATACAAGCTATAGCTAAAGACGCTATAAACTCATCAGTGCGCGAAATGCTACAAGAAGCCCAAGAGTGGCCCTTCACAATAGTTACATACACACAAGCATTAACAGTAGGCACAGGTACTTATGACTTCCCTGCAGACTTTTCTAAGGTAGATTGGGAAACCTTTTACCTTAAGTCTTTGGATGGATCATCCCCTGCCCCTCTCCCTATTGTAACATATGAAATGTATCTTCGCGCTCATAGGGCTTCTGACGACACCAGTGGCGTATCTGGGTACAGCCTACCTGCAATTATATACAAAACACAAGAAGATAAGTTTGGTATTACACCTCTTCCTGATAAAGCCTACTCTATTGAATACCGCTACTGGAAGTATCCAGAAGACTTGCTGCTCTCTTCTGATGTTTGTATAGTACCCTCTAGGTTCAAACATATTGTTATTGATGGAGCTATGATGTATATGATGCGTTTTCGCTCTAATGAACAGTCTGCTAATATACACCAAGACAAGTTTATAAAAGGCATTAAGTCTATGCGTAGGTTAATTGTTGATAGTCCTACCCAGCTATATTCTACTGTTACGGGTGGATTGCAGAGTTCAACTATACCTAAGAAGAGCTTCTTCTAAATGGATAACCTAAAAACGCTCGTCACGGTTTGTTCAGGTGGCCTTGTCACCAATACAGACCCTCTAACTCAAGCTAGTGCTATGTCGGGTAGTGCTATAAGAATGATTAATTATGAGCCTGCCCTTTCGGGTGGCTATCGCCGTATTAGTGGCTACCAGAATGACTATGGTACAGTGGCAGGCTCAGGGCCTGTCTTAGGCGTTAATGTAAATGGTAACATAAATGATGGTATTTTTGCTTGTAGAAAACCCTTTTCTGGGTATAACTA